GCCGCCCACACGCCCGCCGGCACCTTGTTGACGCCGACGCAGACGTAGGCCGCGGCCCGCGGCACGAGCACGGCGCCGTTCTGGGTGTGCATGTCGTGGCTTCCAGCAGCGGCCTCCTGGGCGGCGATGCGGAGCCAGTCGAGCGGGGTGTTGTGGTGCAGAGTAGCCATTATTCCACCCCCGCAACGTGCATGGAAACCAGCCCACCCTCGGGGCGGTACAGAAACGTCTCCATCGCCCGCCGTGACCCGATGAACCCGTTCTCGGCGTGCCAGTCATCCGGCGGGCAGAGGGCCGGGGCCGTCCTCACGATCACGCCGTCGATCGTCTCGATGGGCCGCTGCCACTCGGCGGCCTGCGAGTGGTAGTGGCCGGTGTGCCACTCGCGGCAGACAGACTGGCTCCAGTGCCGCGGCTGCTCAAGCGCCATGATCTGACCGAGTTTTCGCTTCGCCTTGTGGCCGTGGCAGAAGCCGATCAGGTTCTTCCCGCATGTCGCGTAATGCCGACCCGTGAACGCCCCAGATACCGTGACGCGGCCGTCGTTGCGGAATCTTTCCGCCAACACCCGCTGGAATGCCCAGGACAGCGTTTCGTCGTGGTTTCCGTTGACGACCAGGACGTCCGTCGGCGTCGTTGCGGCCGACCGCTCGACGATCTCCAGGAGCGTGTCCCAGCCGATCTCGAGCATCTTCTGGAGCCGGCCGTCCCGCTCGAGTTGTGTGCCGGACGTCGTCTGCCCCTTGGGGTTGTCATAGTGCAACAGGTCACCCAGAAACGCGATCGTCCGGCGGGCCGGCTTCAGGGCGTCGCCGACGGCGAGAAGCTCACCCGATGCCTGACGCACCACCTTCTCGGCGATGTAGAGATCGTAGTCCTCGGCCCCGGTGGTTCCTCGCCAGGCATATTTTCCGAAGTGGGCATCGGCCACGACGACGACTTGCCAGAGGCCGCTGCGCTTCGCCGGCTTCGGCACGGCCTTGCGGCGCAGGTCTTTCGTCGCCGCCTTGATCATCGCCTCGACGCACTCGCGGACCCCAGGCCCAGCCTTTGGCTTGAGCCTGACGAAGACGCGGTGCAGTTCGATGCTGCCGCCGTTTCCGTCACCGCACTCCCACTTGGTCGCTTCAGACGAGGCGACTTCGTATGCCTGCATATCCGCGCCGATATGCCGCAACAGATCCTCGACGGTCTTGATTCGCCGCGAGGTGCTTTTCGCCTCGAGCGTGTCGCCATCTTGGCGCTGCGTGACCTGTTCGGAGTCCGCAGCCGGCGTCTCCGCAGGCAGCGCCGAGATGATCGCCGCCTTCAGCCCCTTTGCAGCCATGCTTCGACTCCTGGGAATCCGATCCGGCAGATGCCGCGCTCGTTGAGTTGCTTGGCGATCGCCTTGGCGAGCGTGCGACGCGGGGTCTTGATGGCGCCGGCCCGAAACTGCCGCTTGATCTCGTCCAGTTCCGCCCTGGCGTCGGCGGCGACGTTGTCGATCCAGTAGCCGATGCCGTGGTAGGTGTCGGGGAGGGTCGCGACGACGGCGTCAAGCAGACTCGTCGCGGAGGCTCCAGAGGACGCGGGAGATGTCTCTGGCGGCCTCGGTAACGTGCTCTTCACTGGCCGTGGGGAACGAGACATGGATGCACTCATGCAGGATCGTCTCCAGGCGGGAGCGGCCCTTGAGCCGCTCGTCGATCAGAATCTTCCGCGGCATCTTCGGGTTCTTCGCATCCGGCAGATATGCCCACCCCGCCGCCTCGCCACGCAACCGCGTGAAGCGGAGGAGCCATCTGACGCCGTGGATCGTGAAGTGGTGGTCGCCTGCCATAGGTAATATCGTGACAAGTAGGCTAGGGGTTGTCCACGGCTTTTTTGGCTTCCTTGCCCCACTTACCAACGGGGCAGGACTCGCCGGCCCACGCGAGCTTGCTGATGAACTGCCTCTCCCGCACGACCGGGCAGCCGCACTTCGTGCAGGCTTTGCCATCATAGAACTCGCAGCCCTGGCAGATGGCAAACCGCTCGGCCACTTGCTCATCGGTGGCGCGGGGCATCCCGGCGGCAACGTGTTTCGCGGCCGAGGCAACAAAGTTCACGGCCTGCTGAACCAGCGATACCCCCGGCTTGGCTCGAGGGTACGCGGGGTGCGTTTCGTCCACCACCAGGCGGTCGCCGTCCTGGCTGACGATGCAGGGCCGCACTTCGTCAAGCGTGTAGCCACGCTGGCGGCAACGCGATTCAAAAAGCGATAGCTTTCCGGTAATCATGGAAATGGATTGCTGCAGCCGCAGATGTTGTACGGCACGCCGCAGATGTCGGCCGCGAATGTGTATCCGCAAAACGTACCGCAACAAGTGACATACCAGGCAAACTGCGAGCCTGGTATTTCCTCAACATGCGTCACGTCTGAGTACCCGTTAGCAATTAAAAGTGCTGTTATGTCGTCAATGTCTTGCGGTAAGCAACCGCCGTCGTCGCGTACAAGAACAAACGGCTGGCCAAACTCATGACCGCCGCAACACACTTGCTCGCACGGTTTTTCAATCCATGTTCCGCATGGCCCTGATGTTCCGTTTTGATAACAAGAAAGCCCTTCGCCTTGGCACTCCGAGCAATCGCCTACAGGCCAAAACTCAAAAGTGTTCTCGTCAAAACATTCGTATACCGGAATGCATTCCTCGCACGACTCCTTGGTTGTCTTTGACGGATCAGACTCTCCGTTAACGCAGCAGCATCCTGAACGGCAGCAGCACGCCTGCTCCGTGCCGACCTTTCCGTCACGCAGGACGGGCTTGCCGTCTTGGATCGTAATGAGCGTCATGGACTAGATGTTGCCGTCGCGCAGGTGGCAATTGAGATTGCGAACGTGGCCGTGCCTTGGTCAGAGAGCGCCGCAAACGGAAGCGTGCCAAACTCAATCTGCGAGGAGGTTACGGTGACAGATGTGGCTGCGTCGCCGCTGAATAGCCGCGGCACCACCAGATACCAACTCTGGCCGTCTCGGGCGACGGCGCATGACCGGCTGCCGCCGCTGCTGTCTGTCGGGATCGGCCAGAACGAGTTGCTTGCGGTCACTTCGCCTCCCGTGTCTAGGCTCACGGCCTTTGTGGCCCCTATCGCCCACGAACCGCTGAAGGTGCCGACCTTGAAGATGCCGTCGGCCTGCACTTCGACAGCCGTCTGCGTGCCCTGGATTGCTGCAAACACGACGGTGTACGGCGCGCTTGTGTTGCCTGCTCTGATCGCGTCTACGCAGTAGTTCGTGACCGCAATGGTCTGCGTGGTGTTGACAAGCGTCACGGCGGCCGTCGTGCCAATGGCCCACGAGCCGGTGTAGGTGCCGCGCTTGAGCATCATCCCCGGCTGCGGCACATCCTCGAAGCGAGTCGGAATCCGGGTCAGCCCGGCCTGATAGGGCATCGAGTCGACGCGCTTCACCACGCTGATGATGCGGTCGGTTAGGACGGGGCCGAATTGGTATGACCTGGCGTCGGCCATCAGATGATGTCCTGGATTCTGACGCCCATGTTCACGAAGTTGTTGCCGAAGTCGACGGTTTCCTGCGTGATGTACCTGTCGGTCAGCACAGCCTCCTCGCCGTTCGGCGGGTTCTCGACGTCTCGTGGCGTGCCATCGCGGTTGAGGGCGACAGGCTGCGCGGAGGGCCTCTGCATGGCCTTCTTGTTTGGCGAACTCACCAGCACCATGGCCCGCATCTTGTCCCCCTCGGTCCCCTCGGCTAACTCAAGCGGGCCGTCGGGCCAGTTCTTGACGACGTATTCCTCGTGCTCAAGGTTGAGCGCCTTGCGGTCCACCCCGGCGTCGCCCAATCCGTCGTTGATGATGTTGAAGCCTTCAAGAATCTGGTCGATGTACCATCCGCCCTGCTTCTTGACCGCAAACTCATAGGTTCTCTTGAAGCCCCGGTAAGTCGCTGAACCGAATGTCTCCACCACGGGCTGCACGCCGATGTTTCGCAGCATGCAGGTGTATCGCGGGATCGGCAGGCCAAGGAAGTTGATGTCGTCGCCGTTGATCTTCCCTGCGTCGTCAAGCCTTGAAGTCGGCGAGTTGTCAAACTGCTCGATGTTGATGGACAGGATCGGCACCAGCATCGTGACGCCGTCGTACCTGTCTCCCGCGGGGTTGACAGGGGGCAGAGGCAACCCGCCGACGTTTCCGTTGTCTAATATTTTTCGCCATTTGACCGCCGGCACCTCCATCAGCGACGACGAGATCGCGAACTGCGCGGGGCGGATGTCCGGCGGCTGCTTGTTTGGGTCGCTGCCGGGGTCAGCGCCTGGCGAAGTCCGGTAGTTCGCCGTGACGATGCGCACGACCCTGGAGTCGCCTTCGGCCTTCTCGGAGATGGAGACGCATGGGAGGTTGCTGTTGACGGGGTGGACGTCACCGATGTAGACCCCGACTGCCTCCTGGACGTCATACGCCTCGGACGCCGAGTCGAGGATGACGCGGAAAGTCCGCACAGAAACGTCCGCGGTCTGGCTGTTCTCCAGGCTGCGGCTGTTCTCGCTGCCGGACGCTATTTCCCTGACGAGTTTCGGCATGAACTAGCCCTCCAGAATGTCGACGCGGAGTCGCGTGCCGGCGACGCCGACGGCCTGATACTCTGTGCCTGTAGCCAGCCGAAACAACTGCGGCTCGCCGGCCTTGAGCGTGGTGAAGGGAGCGAACGAACCGCCGGCCGTGATGCCGACCTGCGCCGTCGATGACGTCGCCGTCGAGAGGTTTCGCACGAACGCGATTCCGACGGCCGACAAGTTGGCCGTCGAGATGCTGACGGCGTTCGTCGTGAGCGTGTACGTCACGCTCTTCAGCCCGACGTTGCCCATGCTCGCGGTGACGCCGGCAGCGTCCACTCGCGTGGCGAGAAACCCCTTGCTGACGTTGAGCGTGATTCCGTAAGAAATATCTGCCATGTTTACCCTCTGATTTCAACGACCCCTGGGCCAGCCTGCTTTTCGATCGCGTCGATGACGCCTTGCAGCAAATCCGACTGCTTCTGGAGTTCGACGAGGTTGACGTCCTTGTTGGGGTCGTCGCCGCGCAGAAGCCTGTTCAGTTCCCTGCTGCCCTCGACGGTCTGCGTGTCGGCGACGTTGAGCGCGGCCCTCGACGGCCCCTGGAGGGCGGCGTTGAGTCGCTCGTCGCGGAAGCCGACGAGCAGCGGGGCGACTTGCTGGGCCTGCTGCTCGGCGAGGCGGTTCAGGGCGGCGTTGCGGCCGGCGACGTCGGCGACGAACCGCTGGCCTTGCAGTTCAACCGTGAACGCCTCGGTTATGTCCCTGGCGCTCTGCTCGACCTCTCGCCTTGCTCGCTGGACTGGCGTCATCGCGAGTTCGCGACCACGATCACCTGACGCCGCCCGCTCCGCGCGGCGCGTCATATCGTCTCGCTGACGTCTGGCAGCCTGAACCTCGGGGTCGCGCTCCGCGTCTGCGTTGATGCTCTCCTGCACTCTCCTGCGTTCCTCGCGGGCAGCGGCACGCTCCTCGGCCGTGCCGCCGCGGGTGCCGTCGGCGCCAGTGCCGTTGGCTGGGGCAGACAGCATGGCGTCAATTTCACGAAGACGACGGAACCTTGGATCGCCGTTACGGATGGAGTCCTGCTCCATGCGCTCGATCGCAGACGCCCGGCGGTCCTCGAACTCCTGCTGCGCGCGGCGAGCGTTGCGGACGTCCTCTTCGGCTCGCGTCCGCTGGGCTGCCGTCTCTGGCGTCCCCCTGGCAACATCCTCTCGCCTAGCCTGCTCGGCCCGCTGCTCAAGCGTCGCGACGTCCTGGGCGACCGACTCCGACAACCTCGCCAGTTCGGAGCCGAACGTCTTTACGGCCGCGGCGGCGTCGCGGAGAGCGTTGATATGGGCCTTGATGGCGTTGATGTCATCGTTGAACGCCCTGGCCTCTTCGACGCGGCCTGCCTGGGCGGCCTCGCCCGCGGCCTTCTGCAACTGGGCCAGTGACTCCGCAAACGCGGCAATCTCGTCCTCGATGCCACTCGCGCCGACGACGCCCTCGAATGCCGAGGCGATGTCAGCCTGGGCGGCGTTCATGGCATCCGCGATCCGCAGGGCTTCTCGGCTGATGCGGGCGGCGAGTTTGTCGGCTTCGATCTGCCTGACTTGGACGAGAAGCTGCTCCCGGAGTTGCTGGAGTGGCTGGATAATGTCTCCAGTCGCACCGGACTGCCGGAGAGCATTGATACGTTCTTCGAGAACCCTGATCGCTTCGTCTGGAGACTGGCCGATGTTTTGCAGTCCGGCGATTCGAGCCTCGTTTCGCCGCTCTGTCTCTCTCGCCAACTGGAAAGCGCCGCTGCCACCGAACCCGCCACCAGCAGCGGCGGCGGCGCGTGCTCCAGCAAAAGCGCGCTGGGTTTCGCCTCGGATTTCCGCCTCAAGGGCAGCAATTACTCGCTGCCTGACGTTGCCTGCGCTGTTGCGGTTGGCGTCTCTGACGGCCCGCTGCTCCTCCTGCCGCTGCCGTTCTTGGGCGGCCTGGAGTTGCAGCCTTGCCCTAATTTGCTCGCCAGGAGTCGTCGCCGCGTTGAGTTCTCGCTCAAACCTTGCGACGTCTCCGCGAGCCGCAGCGACGCCAACATCGACGGCCTGGATTCTTTGCTCGCGGGCCTGACGCTGCTGCTGCTGAATCTCCTCAACTTGACGCCGAATGGAGGCGTTTCGCTGCCCCTGCTGCGACAGGCCAGCGTCTTGGACTGCTTCAGCAACCTTCTTATAGGACTCTGCCAGGGCGTCAACGACTCGCTTCTGGTCGGCGAGCGCAGCGTTCAACGCCTTCGTCTGGTCTTCAGACTTGCGGCCGTTGTTGTACCAGTTGATCAGTGCCGCAACGAGTTGCGCGCCGATGGCGGCCGAGATGCCGGCAATGAGTCCGGTTGTCCCGCCGATAATGAACCCAAGTTGCGAGATGTTGTTCCCGGCCGCGCGGATGCGCTGGTCAAGGCCGCCGGTAACGCTGAAGAAGTCTTCGACAGCGAAAGCAGCCTGCTGGATAGCAAGGCCAGCGCGGTCGCCGAAGCCTCGAGCCTGGTCGCCGGCCCGCCGGAAGTCCTCGGCGAATCGGCCAGGTCGCACGCCTTCCGCAGCCGCGGCGGTGCGGATTAACTCCTGCCTGGTGCGTGCAATATCCGCCGCGGCCTGCTCCGCGCTGTCTGCTGTTCCAGAGAATGCGCGGAATGCCGCCTGTCTGTAAGCCTCAAGGGCGGCGACGGCTGGGCCTCGCTGCTCGGCGGTCAGCCGAGAGAGTCTGTTCTGAACGAACTCGATCTGCGATCCGACGGAGCGCAGTTGCCGCTCGTCGATGCCCAGCGACAGGCCGGCGACGCCCTCGCCACCGAAGTTTTGCAGAAACTGCTGGCCGATGCCTCGGCGGCTGTTGAGCGCAGCCTGGATGGCTTGCGTCTCCTGCTGAACTCGCCGCAGTTGGTCAGCCGTAAATCCGACGCCGGCGCGGCCGAGGTTTTGCCACCGAGTCGTGAGGTTGTCGACAACGGGGCCAAGCGATCCAGCCAAGTCCGGCAGTTCGCGGAGTTGATTGCGGACGGCTGTGATCTCGCCGCCGACTCGGTCAAGGAACGCCTGCTGCGGGTTGACGCGAGACGCTGCCCCCTGGTTCGACAACAAGTCCGAACCACGCTGGTCGACGTTGAGGAACCTGGACGCTGCCTCGGCCCGCCGCTGGGCGTCGGCAAGTGCCTCCGTCCGAACCCGCGCGTCCTCAAGCAGTTGCAGGTAGGCGCGGACGTCAGTCTGCTGGCCCTCGGTTGCGATGAGGTTCGACTCGCGCTGGTCAACAACCAGGAAACGGGATGCGGCCTCGGCCCGCCGCTGGGCGTCGGCCAACGCTTCCGTTCTGGCCCTGGCCTGCTCAAGAAGTTGGATGTATTCGCGAATGTCCTGCTGCTGGCCCTCATTCGCAATCAGGTTCGACTCGCGCTGGTCGACGTTGAGGAATCTGGAGGCGGCTTCGGCGCGCCGCTGGGCGTCTGTCAGCGCCTCGGTTCTGACTCGCGACTCCTCGAGAAGCTGGAGATAGGCACGAACATCTTGCTGCTGGCCTTGGCTCGCGAGGAGATTCGACTCACGCTGGTCGACGTTGAGGAACCTGGACGCGGCCTCGGCGCGCCGCTGGGCGTCGGCGGCTGCCTCTCGCTGGGCGTTCGCCGCCTGCTGCGACAGCGTGATCTCTCGCTCCAACTGGTCGTTGACCAACCGCAGTGCCGCGACCTGGCGGTTGTACGCGGCCTCGGCCGACTGCGCGTCTCCATTCCGCGTGACGCGGATGCGCTCGAGCGTGGACAGGAGATTCTCTGCCTCCTGGGCTGCCTGCCGCTGCTGGCCGACGAGGGCCGCGACGCCGCTGCCGCGAATCTGCTCCGGCGACAATGCCGCTGCCTGCTGCTGGAGGGCGGCGGCGCGGGACGTCTGCTGGAGGAAGCCAGGGCGCTGGAAGCGGAGTTCTTGACCAGTGGCGAGGCCCGCGGTCGCCTGGCCCGCCTCGCGGAGGCGGCTCGCGGCCTGTGTGACGCGGTTGATCCGCGCCTCAAGGTTGGCGAAGTCTCGCTCGCTTACCCTGGCGCCGTTGCCGATGGAGGCGCGAAGCTGCTCGGCTGCCTTCTGCGCCGACTCGAGCGCCGGGGCGAAGTTTCGCTGCACCTGGGTCGACAGACCGGCGAAGTCCTTCGCGGCTTGCGAGACGGGCTTGGCAATCCGCTCGGCGGCCTCGGCAAACTGCCGGATCGCCTGCACTTCCTGCTGGTTGACGAGCTTGAGATTTTGACCGACGCCGACCTTGAGCGCCCGCTGCAACTTTTGCAGCGGCGTCAGGATGTTGTCGAACTCACGACCCGCGCGGCTAGTGGCACCGGAGATGGTGCTCTGAATCTTCCGCGCGAACTGCGTGACGTCCTTGGCGCCGGCGTTTAGCCCTCGCGACAGACCCTTGGAGTCTGCCGTGAGGATCGCCGAGATTTTGCCAAGGTAGCCGCGTCCAGCCATCGTCTCATCCTTGAGGCTTCTGCAACTTCATCAGTTCCGCAAGCATCGCGTCCTGCGACTGCTTCGGCCGCTTCGACGCCGGGATGAACACCTCTTCGTCAGGCACCCGCTTGTAGTTGCCCGACGCCGCCATGATCGTCCGGCATATCCTGGCAGTCTGCTGCCAACTGTTCCCCAGCGGCCACCGCTGCTGGTATGCGTACCACTCCGACAACTCTTGCGAATCGACCGTCTCGAGCAGTTCTTTGACCGACCGACCTAGCGCCAGCGCTAGGTCGAAGTAGAACCTTCGCTCGGGGCGGTCGGTGAACCGTTTCCCAGCGCTTCCACGGCCGCGTCGGTGAAGGCGTTGTGCTGCCACGCCTTGTCGAAGAGCCGGTTGATCACGACGCTTGACTTGTTGCCGAGGGCGTCGATGTCGGCGTCGGCGAACAGCCGCTCGCCCGACTCGTCGGCCAGCGTCAGGACGAGGAAGCGAACGCGGAACGCCTTCATCTTCTGCTCGCTGTACGCTTCCTCGAACTTGTCCCGCTCCGTTCCGCTGATGGTGCGGACGTAAACGTCGCCGCCCCACTCCGGCACGGGGATCGCCTCGGACAACTTCACATCCTTCGCCGCCAGAATCTTCGCCTTGCTCAACGCCATGAATCAGGTTCCTTGGTAGTCCGTAACCTTGAAGTTCGCAGTCCCTCGCACCAACTCCCCGACACGAGCCTCCGTATTGGCAGACTCAAGAATTGCCCGCCGCGACACGCTCCAGTTCGGCGACGAAAACGTCAGTTGCCCGACGCCCCTGACGATGTCCTGGACGTCGCCTGTCGCCGTCGTCGCGATGAAGTCCAGCGACACGCCGCCGCCAGACCACTCGCCCGTCGGCACAAGGACGGCGTAGCCAGAGGGGTCGCTCGGAGACGTCATATCGACGACCTCTGCGACCGGCGTCTCGACAGAGATGCCGACGACGGCCCCCGCGAAGTTCCCGCGGGAGCCGGTGAATGTGAATGTCGCCCCTTGGGCAGCGAATCCCGCCATCGCTTACGCGACTCGGAACGTCGCACTCCCCGAGATGAGGGCGCCCACAGAGCCGCCGATCGAAGACGACGCGATCGTCGCGTTGCCGCTGAACGACATCGGGCCGGAAATCGACAGAGAACCGGACACGCCGGCCGTGAGGATGTTCGTGGAGATGTAGTCGATCTGCACCTCGCGGTCGGTCGCAAAGCCGCCGACGTACTCTCGCTTGCCGTTCGGCGCGATGCCCAGGTGGCTGCCGTCGATGAGGTCTTGGGTGTCATTGACCTGAACCGAGGTGACCGTGATGGTGCTCGTGCCGAACGTGAACGTGAGTCCCTGTGCCGAAACGCCTGCCATGAGTCGCGCCTCCTTGCGCCAGTGTCGTGACCTGTAGGGTTACGAGGCGGCTTCTTGCCACCTGATCTGATACAACTGCCTAACCTCGTAAGCCGGCGGGAGTTGTGCTCCGACGGCCGTAGGATCGAGAAAATCGTCAGTTTCGCTGACGAGCCTCATATCACTGATTGTAACCCCCATTGCCGTGCCGGTGTTGCCATCCAGAGCAAGCCGGACCTCGTCTCCCAACTCCCTGGCGGCGTCGTGGGTGAGCGCCCAGGAGGCGATCTGGATCGACAGGAGGGGCATGAACATCGGCCCGGTCAGGCTGGCCTCGCGAATGATGTTCTGCCGCTTGTAGACAATGAACGGGAACCCCGCCGACTTCGGCACGGCGATCGGGTAGACGTTGAAGCCGACGAGGCGGGCGACCGCGGGGACGCTCGTCAGACGGTAGTAGACGTAGTCCTCGGGCTTGATGATCACCGGAGTTCCTCGATGTAGGTCTTCATGTTGGCGATGAGGGACGCCAGGACGGCCGAGGAGTTCTCGGAGATCGTCTTCTGCATCAGGTTCTGGGCTGGCATGGGGCGGATTGTCTCACCCGGCTTCAGCGCGACGGGGTGCATCTCGCCTGGGGCGTCCGACCCGAAGTCGTGCGGGTAGCCGACGCCCATCTTGGCCTGTCGCGTCCGCTCCTTCTTCGACCCCATGAGGAAGTAGTATCCTCGGCCCATGCTCGCGAACTGCTCGTTGTTGAACGTGCCGGCCCGATTCATCTTCCCGTTGATCATCTGATGGACGTTGACATAGGTGCGGCGTCCCTGCGTGCCAGGCTTTCTTGCGCCGGTCCCGAACTCCACCAACCAGGCATGATTCCCGCTCCCTAGTTCAGGGTCGGCACCGACAGGGCCGGTGACTCGCGGGCCTGTGACGGCGACCGTCGCGCCCTCGTACTGCCTGGTTTCCGTCCTGATCGACTTATTGAGGTTGTCGGTGACGTTGTTGATCTTGGCCTTGTAGCCCTTCTTGATGATCTCCGACGCCTTCTTGGCGGCTTTGGCCTTG